TGGGCGACCGTCACGAAAATCCGTAGGACTGCTGCAGGTGAACTTCTGGCGGTGTCTGGTGAATTCGATGCCGGCCAAGCGCTGATGGCGTGGTATCAAGCCGGCGCATTACCGGAAGCGTTTCCTGACAACCGCGATGCCAACGAAAGCTTCCGGGCGCGATTGCTCGTGATCGAGGCAGGTCCGCGCATCAGGATCTTCGAATCGACTCCGCACGCCATGACAATCGAGGACCAAAAGTACGCCATGGGATCGGGCCGCGACTACGCGCTCGCCGCGATGCACCTGGGCCGCAATTCGCGCAAGGCAGTGGAAGTGGCATGTGCTCTTGATGCTGGTTGCGGCAACGGCATTGATACGCTGAGGCTCGAATGATGACCGGTGCCCGCCTGCAAGGCCTTATCTACGCAGGCTATGCAAAGCTGGCCGCGCGCCAGGGCTCGATGTACGACGTGTACCGCTTCGACGAGCCGATCGCCGTTACCGATGAGCTAAACAAGATCACGCGCATCCCGGTCGCGCTGGCGGCCGAGAAGAAATTCGCGATCCCGAACAAGTACCAGCAACCCGTCTGGTACTGCTACGCCGATGGCCGCCTGCTGCTGCCGCGCGACATCCTGAAGGGGCCGGCCGGCACGTTCTACATCGGCGACATGCAGCCGAATTTGCCGATTCAGGCAGTGGAAACGAATCACGTGGTTTCCATCGGCCGCGGCTCATACGACGGCGGCGACCAGTCCATCGAGTACTACGCGACCGACATCCCGTGCTTCATGCAGTTCAAGCGCGAGGACATCAAGCAGTCGCAGTACGCGACCACGATGGGGCAGGCGATTACGCACTGGACCACGTTCATTCCGCTGCCCGAAGGCACGCTGAAGCAGGACGACGTCGTGCTGGACGAAAACGGAATTCGATACGTCGTCGACGCGCCTGACTTCACCAGCATCGGCTACGTTGCGCACTTGAGGCTGGTCACGATATGACGATGACCATCGATCTGGAGCAGGCGCTGGCGTGCCTGAACCGCCTCGCCTCGCTCAACATGTCGCCCTGGATGGCGAAGGTGGGTCAGCAGGCTCAGCAATCGGTCCAGCAGCGCATCCGGCAGTCCAAGCAGGATCCGGACAGCGCAGCATGGTCGCCGTGGATGCCGAGCACCGAGAAGTACCGCACGAAGAAGGGCAACGCCGGCCAGGGCCTGTTGTGGGACGACGGCACGCTGCTCAATTCAATCAAATTTCACTCAGCCTCGGACGGCGTATCGGTGAGCAGCGAAGTGCCATATGCATCCTACCTGCAGGACGGGACCGAACGCATGGCCGCACGGCCGTTCATGGGCTGGTCAGACGAGGACATCGCAGGCCTGGATTTCTCGGCCGTCCGGTTCATCGAGGCGCTGCTGTGAAGGCGTCGTCGGAAAGGATACGCAAGCATGATCTCTGAAAACACCGCCGACCTCGTCGCGCGCGTGACGTCCGTTGAAGGCTTCGAGGGGCGGGCTGGCCTGGCGATTGGTGGCCGCGGCGCTGATCCGGCGATGACCAAGATCCCGCTGCCGGCCGCATGGATCATGTTCGGCAAGGACCAGGTCGACGAGTCGCCTTATGGCTCGTCTCAGTCCGGCGGGCGGGGCGGCTTGATCCCGAGCGGTGAGAACGTGCAGCAGGTCTTCAGCGTCGTGATCTACGTGCCGTACGTGAGCCAGGACGACCTGCTGACGGCGCAATTCCCGCTGCTCGAATCGGTGATCGCCGCGGTGCGCGACAACGGCCGCGAGGCACCTTCTGGCAACCGCTGGCGATACATCGGCCAAAAGCTGGCCATGGTATACCCGGACCGCCTCGCCTACGAACAGCACTACACGCTCGACGCTTTCATGTAGCAGTACCCCGCCCGCGGTGAGCGGGATTCTCTCAACAAGGAAATATTATGCCCCTCATCAGCAATAGCGCCCTGCAGGCCATCGGCGACAAGCTCGCACGCTTCGCCGCCATGTCGGTAGGCGACCCGAACTTCGACAGCTCGTTCACGGCCGGCCTCGATGCCGCAAGCAATGCCGTGCTGTCCGGTTCCGGCAGCATCGCGCAGTACCTGCTCGACTCCAACGACGAAGCCGTGACGGCCGACCTGCTGCCCGCTGCGCGCGACCTCGACGAAACGCATCCCGTCGTGCCGACCGGCTTCCTGCTCGGCATCCCGGGCATCAGCGCGATGGTCAAGGCGCTCGACACGCACGTGAAGCGCTACGGCGGCGCGACGAACCTCGACGGCTACCTGTCGACGCTGAACGCATCTGCGCCTACGCTGCGCTTCCACGCCGCGTTCACCGATCACCTCAAGACGCTGTCGGCCAAGAACGTGTTCATCGGCGCCGATCTCGACATCGCACGCGTGAACGTCACCGGCGCCACGACCGGCACCTATACGCACCTGGCCGCCATCGACAAGACGAAATACAGCGGCGCCAAGCTGGTCGCCAGGAACGTCGGTGCGCTGACCGCGACGACCGCGCTGTCGATCACCGGCAAGAAGTTCGACGGCACGACCGCGACGCTGACGGTGTCGATCTCGACCCTGACCGACGCGCACGAAACGAACCTGTCCGACACCACGAAGGTGTTTGTCGACGTGACCGGCATCACCGTCACCTCGGGCGGCACCTCCGGCAACGTCATCAAGATCGTCGCCAAGACCGACCGCGATATCTCGGCCGCCTAACCAACTCCCCTCGAAAGGTAAATCACCATGGCATTTAGCGATAGCTCGTACGGTCTCTTTCAGGGCCAGTTGTTCATCCAGGAGCGCGCATTCAACGGCGCGCCGCTCTCCGGCTTCGAATTCATCGGCGACACCGACACGTTCACGATCGATCCGAAGCAGAAGTTCGAAGATATCAAGGAATCGCAATCCGGCCTGGGCCTGACCGCGGCACACATCCCGACCGAAACGGATGTCTCGGTCAAACTGCGCACGCTGGACATCAAGATCGCCAACTGGATCCGCGCAACCTGGGGCGGCAGCGCCGGCAAAGTCGACGCAGACTCGGTATCCGGCGAATCCATCGTGCTGTACAACGGCCTGATGACCCCACTGGCGCACCCCGGCGTGTCGAACGTCGTCGTGTCCGGCGCCGTGCTGGGCACCGACTACACCGTCGATGCGGCGAATGGATCGATCACGGTGCTGGCTGGATCGACCACGATCCCCGAAGGCACGCCGCTGACCACCACCGTCAGCTACGACTACGCCGCCTATAACGGCAAGGTCGAAGCGTTCACCACTGGCCAGCGTTACTACACGCTGCGCCTGCATGGCCGAAACACGGCGCAAGGCAATCAACCTGTGATCGTGACGTGCCACCAGGCAGCGCTCGACATGGCCAAGGCCTTCTCGCTCATCGAAAAGAAACACCAGACTTTCGAGCTCGACGGAATGCTGCTGCAGGACACGAGCAAACCGCTGCCGCAGGCGGCGACGGATCTGAGCCAGTTCTTTACTATTCTTAAAGCATAGTCATGAGCGAAGACCTGAAAGCCCTGTTCCCGGGCCAAGAGGTCGTCGCTGGCGGGGAGACGATCACCGTTTCCCCGTTCGTGTTCGGCCAACTGCCCAAGGTCGCCAAGTGCTTCGCGTCGATCAAGGAAGTGATCGACGGCGGCAACCTGATCGAGATCGCGTCGGCCGGCGGCGAAGACCTGCTGCAGCTGCTGTGTCTGGCTGCGAAGAAAAAGCGCGAGTGGTTCGACACGCTACCATCCGACGAGGGCCTCAACCTGATGGCAGCGGTCATTCAGGTGAACAGGGATTTTTTCGTCCAGCGGATGTCTCCCGTGCTGCAGCGCCTCACGCAAGCCGTGAGTGGGACTGGGGCGCCGTCGTCGCCCGCCTCATCCGCGCCGGCCACCGATGGGGCGACATCCCCGGCTACACCCTAAGCCAGATCAAGCTGTTCCTGCGTGAGGGTGGTGTGCTCGATCGGGAAGAAGCGGCGCAGCGCCTCGCGCATGGCTGGATGGCCGCGAATGCGGAAGGCGACGCGATCAAGGATGCGATCCGGACGCTGACCGGAGGCTAATGACCTCGCGGTGAAAACATGCGATATTTATCCTCGCTCAAACATCGGGAGAGAGGGCATGAACCTATACGTATGGATCTGTAACGATGACTCGACTGAGGAGTCAAACTTCATGGTTGTTGCTGCCAGCAACTTGGAAGAGGCGCGCCGGCTAGCGTTAGATAAGTTGGACAATGATCTGGATGACGAAGATTTCGCATTCATTAGGGACACGGCGCCGGATATTTATGAGACCCCTAGGGCATTGTATCTTTGATCAAGTCCATGACCGGCGACTAGCGCGTCTTCGGTATCCGTGCCAGCCGCTCCAGTTGCGCCAACTGGTCGTGATGTAGCAGTAGCACCCGCGTGCTGGCCGCGAGTTCCTGTGCCGAGCGCGTGTATGGCGCCGGGCTGACCACGACCGCGATGTCGGCGCCGTAGTGCAGCCGGCCTGCGACGATCTCCTGCACGGCCCGGTTACTGACCGGGTGCGTGTACATCTTGCATTGAATCGCCACTTTCGTCCCACGCAGGACCGCTAGCACGTCCACGCCCTGGTCCTGCCTCGGCGTCGTGCGAGCGTTCCAACCGGCGTCGCGCAGTGCCAATGCACAGTAATCCTCATAGGCAAGTGGCGTCAGCTTCGAGACATCGCTCGTGCGCAAGCACTGTGCTTCCTCTTGGCGTCGCATATACGCACCGAGCAAAGCGGCAGGAAACCCAACGCCAATGAATACGGCGTACCAAAACGGAAGACGCGACAAATACCACCCGAATGCATAGAGCAGCAGGGCGAGCAAAAACAGCTTGAGCAGGTCGGCGAGACGTTTTTGCATTATTCAAAATGTAACATATTTCGGATGGCGCCTTATGGCATCGATGAACATTGAAATGCGCCTGAATCTGGTCGATACGGCCAGTGCTCCGGTGCGGGCGTTCATTTCGACGCTTGAGGCGTTGGAATCTGCTGTGTCGGGCGTCTCGTCGCGCCTGGCTGGCCTCGCCGGCGGCATGGATGCGCTCGGCGCTTCGCTGGGCCTGATCAAGTCAAACTCGGCCGGCGCCGCTGCTGAACTGGGTGCCGTCGGCACCCAGGCAGGCACGGCGGCGGGCGAAACCGCGCGTCTGGAAACGACGATGGCGGCGCTGTCGCTGTCGCTCGAGCGCATCGTCGGCCAGCTCGCCATGACGACCACTGGCTTGGCTGGCGTCGGTAGTGCAGCGGTTGCAGCGAGCACGGAAGCCGGCGCCGCAATGAACGCGGTCGGCACCGGCGCGCAGGGCGCTGGAACGCACGTGAACGCGCTCGCCGCTTCGATTCGCGGCATGAGCGAACTCTGGGCCGCCTTTAAGATCGAAAAAGGCCTGAAAACGGCCGTTTCCGACGCGGCCGAATACGAGCGCACCGACAACCGCCTGCGCAACATGAATCTGCGCCCGGATGAGTCGGACGCGATCCACAAGTCGGTGCGTCAGACTGGGCGCGAATTTCACCAGTTCGACCAGAACGAACTGCTGGAGATGGCGATCGACCTCCGCAACGCCACCGGCAGCGCGCACGAAGCAGCAGAAGGCCTAAAAGGCTTCGCAAAATCCGTCTTTGCAATCAACCTCTCTATGCCGAGCGGGAAAAAGCTTGACGAGCAGGGCACGTTGAACTTCGCGAAGTTCCTCGAAGGCCGCGGCGTGACGATGGATCCGGCCGCGATGGAGGCACAGCAGAACCTTGTCACGAAGATCGTCGCCGCGACGCAGGGCCGTGTGAATCCGAACAACCTGTTCGGCAACCTGACCTATGCCAAGGGGGGTCTCGGTCGCACGATGGACGACGAAGCGCTGCTGACCTTCGCGGCGTTGATCGAGCAAGATCAAGTTGGTGGTGGAACTGGAGGGCGCATCGGCACCATGATGACCGCACTCGTCAACAGCGTCACCAAGTCGCGCGCGATCACGACCAAGAACCGTGACGAGTGGATGAAGCTTGGCCTCGTCGATCCGGAAAAGGTCAACGTCAACGCAAACACGAATCAAGTCACCAGTATCCAGGCAGGTGCCATCGCTGGCACCGAGATCGCCGGCAAGAATTTCAAAACTTGGGTTGACGAGTATCTGCGACCCGCGTTGATCGCTGCCGGCGTCGATATGGGCGACACCAATGCGATCAAGCAGAAGACGGACATTCTGTTCCCGAATAGCCAGGCGGCAGAGGGCGCTTTCCAACTCTTGTCGAAGAAGGACCTCATCGAAAAGGATGTGGCCAACATCAAGCAGGTCGCCGGCAAGGATCAGCAGGTAGAGAACGGCGAAAAACTGTCGGCCGCAAACTGGGAGCGCTTTCACAAGGCGATCAATGACCTCGCCATCGCAATCGGCACGACGCTCCTGCCGGTCCTGAATCCGCTGCTGGAGGGTTTTACCAAGATCGTCGAGGTGCTTGGGCACCTGAGCCAGGATCATCCGGTGTTTGGCTTCCTGCTGGGTCTCTCTGGTGCGCTGGGAAGCGTCTCACTGCTGATCTCTGGCGTGACGCGCCTGTTTGGTCCGCTCGGGGCGATCCTGGGCGTCACGGCCGGGTCGTTCGGTGGCTTCGGTACGGTGGTTTCTGGCGTCGGCGGCATCATTGCGAGCGCGATTCCGCTGATCCTGCGCTTCCTGTTGCGCCTGGCGGGGCCAATCGGCATCATCCTGCTCATCTGGGATGCCGGTCTCGGCGACTGGATCTCGAAGCTGGAGGTTTTCGGCCATTCGGTAGGCGACTGGTCCAAATTGCTTTCGGATCGAGTGGTAACCGACTTCAAAAACATGTGGATCCGGACGAAGGAGTACTTCGGATTCCTGTCGAAAGACGCGGCCGACGCTCAGGTCGAGGCGAACAACCGTGCGCGCGCCCATGGGCTACTCCAATTTGTTGCCGGCACTAAGTCAGCGACCAAGGGCGTGCGCGGTGGCGCCTCCGGCGACTGGGATCGCGGCGAGGACGTATCGCCGGCCGCGAAAGCCGTCGAAGACAAGATCAAGCGCGACAAGGCGATCGCTCAGCAATTAGCAGACAACAAGGAGGAGTCCGCCGGTCTTCTCGGTAGCAGCAAGAAGCGCGGCCGGTTCAAGAATTACGACGCCAACCTGGACGACGCGAAGAACGATCTGCGCCTCGAAGAGGACGAGCTCGCGCGCCACATGAAGGCGGAGGACGAGCTCTACAAGGCCAACAAGCTGTCGATCAACGAGTACTACGACGACAAGCTAGTGACGATGCGCAAGAGCGTCGACGCGCAGATTGCCGAATTGGAGCGCGAGAAAGCCGCCTACCAGCGTCAGGGTGACAAGGCCGGTGTGAACCGCGCCAACACCGAAATCACCCTGCGCAAGCGCGATCGGGCCGACAACGAGAAGTCCGTCGAGGTTCAGCGCCAAAAAGACCTGAATGCGCTGACCAAGGAAGGCATCGCGCTTGAGGCGCAGCAGCTCGAAGCTGAGGGTAAAAAGTCTCAAGCACACATGGCGCGCGAGATTGCCGAGCTCGAAGAGAAAAAGAAGCGATTCGCAATCAACAAAGATCAGAAAAATGTCGACCTCACGCAAAAGGCCATCGACACCGCCAATCTGACGGCCGCATGGGAAAAGTACGGCGACGCAGTCAAGAAGGTGCGCGAGGACACGCAGACCAAGGAAACTGCAGTCGATGCTGAAGTTCGGTCCGGCAATCTGACCAAGTACCAGGCGGAGCAGAAGATTTTCGCCCTGCGGCAGCAGGAAGCACGTCAACTCGACGAGCTGATCGTCAAGGAACGCGCGCTGATCGAGGCATCGGACGCTCCGCAGGCCGTGAAGGACCAGCGCCTGAAGACGCTCGGTCTCGCGCAGGCGCGCACGAACGCGACGCTCTCCGAGATGAACCCGGAGGACATGCGTGTCAAGCAGACGCTCGACAACAGCATCGAGGGCGGGTTTGCGAACTTCTTCAACAGCGTGATCAGCGGATCGAAATCGGCCACGAATGCGTTCAAGGACTTCGCGGACAGCATCAAGTCGACGCTCACGAAGCTGATCTCGGAGCAACTGGGGCGCAGCCTGTTCGAGTCGCTGTTCGGCGCAGGCGGGACGAGCATGGGCGGCTCGCTGTTCGGGTCTGGCGGATTGCTCGGCGGGCTGTTTGGCGGCGGCAAGACCTCGGTCAATGCCAATGCCGACATCTCGATGGTGAATGGCGGATCCGATGGCGGCTTCTTTTCGAGCGTCGGCAGATGGTTCTCGAACCTGTTCAGTTTCGACGTCGGCACCGACCGCGTCCCGCAAGACATGATCGCGCAGATTCACAAGGGCGAAATGATCGTGCCGGCCTACGACGCGGAGCGGCTCCGCTCGTTGACGGCTGGCGGGCAGGGGAACGCGGGGCAGTCGCCCTACACGCTGCAAATCCATCCTGATGCCATGCACATGAAGCTTTCCGACTGGCTGGACGGGGAGCTCGCACGACAACTGGCGCACCGATGACTATTTCAGCCTATCCGCCAAACGTCGCAGAGGACGCGACATCGCTGCTGATCTTCTCCGGGCCGCCGAACGTCAGCGTTCAATGGACGCTGACCGGAAGCGGCTTTCTGACGCCAGGAGAAGGCTATACGGACGCCAGCGGGCACGCGCATGCGATCTACACGCCTGGAACCGCTGGCGACGTGGTGACGATCGAAGTGAAGTATGGAACCTAGGGGCTTTCAATGACGACTCTGACCAGTTCGGCGACTATCGCGGTCGGCGAGGGCGCTACGGCCGTCGATTCGGTGCAATTGACCGTTCTGCCGGCCGTAGGCGCGCCCAATGGCCGCGGGCGCCTGATCCATCCGTCGCTCGGGACGTACGACTACGTTCGCGGGCCTGACGAGTGGTCCAACATCGACGGCGACGTGATCGTGGCGCCGATATGGGCGAGCGCGAAAACGCTGCTCGGCTCTGCGAACACGCTTTTCGTCGGCAATATCCGTGACGTCACGGTAGAAGAGCGCTGGACGCAGTCTGTCGCCGGCGAACTGTCGCTGGTACGCGCGTTGATGGCGTTCTGGATGAATCCGCCCGACCCGTCGCTTGCTTACGTGGAGTGGTATCCGACCTACACAAGCAATCTCGGATTCAAGGTCATTCTGTTGTCGCTGACGGTGGCCGGCAAGGAGATCACCTTGTCGTCCCTGGCGCATCAGGGCTGGGTCCGTGGCCCGATCGTGCTGCGCATGAAGATTGCGGGGCGTGTGGAATGATGGAACTGTTGGCAGGGCCCTATACCGTGGCGCGCTTCGGCGCCGGCAGCGTATACACAGGCCCGAACGCGACCGGCCGCGCATTTTGGGACGACGAACTGGGCATCGGCAGCCTGAGCGCCTACACCTCGATCGGCGATATCTTCGGTTTCGGCCCAAATTATTTCGTTGCGCAACTGGACGGCACGTGCGGCACCAGGGGTAAGACGCGGCACGGCGCCATGCTGGTCGACTTGGTCGGGCAATACGAATGGGTGATGTACGACACCGATTTCGATTCGGAATTGGGGACGGCGGCCGGGTATGTGTGGGGCTTCGACAAGCAAACCGGCGTCTACGCCGACAAGCTGGTCGTGCGCAGCGCAGCGCTCGCCGCTTCATCCGGAAGTTTCCCTCAAATCCGCACCGCCGACCGCCTGATCGCGATCCAGGGGCCTTACATCACAAGGCGCGCCATCGATGGCAGCGATTCCGAGTGGGTTGCAGAGTGCACGCTGACGCCACCGATCTCGGATCCGATCTACGACTTGCCAAACGTACCGTCCGTGTCGCGGACGAGGGATGAAGGCGTGCTCTGCCTGATCTACCCGAGCGGCGGCATCCTGTTCTACGACGTCGTGGCGAAGCAGCAGGTCGTCAAGCCGTGGATTTCGTGGATCGGACCGAACAGCGGCGCATGGTACAGCATCAAATACGACGTCTACATCAGCTATGAAGTGAGCGGCGGGGACTGGCACGTGAGCGTATGGGCCAATTCCGTGCGGCCGGATTCACTAAGCAACCCCGAAGCGGTCACGCCTCTCTTGGGTGGCAAGGTGACTCAGGTGCGTGCGCAGCTGGTCGGGGATCATGGGGAGCCCTGCGAGGGTGAGTTGATCTCCTGGTCGATCACCTCGGGCGACGGGGCCCTGACCACGACGCAATCCACGACGGACGCCGATGGTTACGCATATACCGGCTATGTCGCGCCGATAACGGCCGGCACGGCACCAACGATCCAGGCAACAGCGGAGTTCTGATGTACAAGCAGATTTTTGAAGTCAATGTGCCGTACAGGATGCCGGACGACCCTACCCTGACCGGCCCGTACGGTCAAATTGTGAATCCGCCGCAGATTGCCTATTTCACGACGCCGCCCAGGATGTACGGCGAGGAATTCGACCGTGTGAATGCAATGTTCGTGAAAAAGGAGGCCACTCCAAACGGTCCGTCCACGATCATCCTGAACGCGGTTACCAGCAATATCTATTTCCCGTCGGTCGGCCAGTCGCTGAAATTCGATGGCACTACGGGCGCCTTTCTCGGCTACGGCGAACTCATTGGCAACAGCCTCGACTCCGAGATCATGCAAAGCCGGGACGGCGCCCTATGGAGTACGAACCACGACGCCAACTTGTGCGAACTCGACCCGCTGACCTACGCGGTAAGCAACACGACCGCCGCCAGTTTCTTCGAGATCCCGTCGGACCAGCTATTCCACGGAATCGCCCACCCGATGATTGACCGGGCGCGCAACCTCATTGTCATGTCAGGTTACCCGGCGACGGTGGACGCGCGCTACATTCTGGTCAACGATCTGGCCACCGGCGCGCTGCTGCGCCGCATCTGGGTGTCGGGGCCGGTGGTCCAGATCATGCAGGAGGACGACCGGCGCTGCTTCGTGGTTTGCAGCAACGGCATGCTGAATCTGGTCGACTACACAACCGGAGCTATCCTTTCGACCACACGCGCGCCGGTGTCCGGCCCGCACAACGTATTTAGAATCACCTACGCCTGGGACTTCGTGTTGCGCCGACTGCTGGCGTTCAATTTCGTCGACGGCGTACCCGGCGAGCCGCCCATCAACGCTGACGGCTCATCCTCGAACACAATCACGGGCTACTACCCAGTACCGATCGCCACCAATATCACGCGCCCGATCCCGCTGAAGCCCCCGCGCAAGGGACGCACCGTGCCGATGCTCGTGCGCGCTGTTGGCGACGCCGGCGAGGCGATTCCAAGCCTGCCGATTTCCGTCACCGCGACCGATCCCGGCTCGATCGGGCCTGGCGCGCATATCACCGACAGCTACGGGTATGCGACGATCAACCTGGTGGGCACCGACGCCGGATTAAGCGAGGTGACCGCAACGGCAAACGTTGACACTGGGCTTCCTCGTCCTGGCCCTGGAACTGAAACCGTCGCCCCGATATTATCGGTGCCCACTGCTACGCAGACCGGCGCCACAACTGCTACCGGGACTGTGTCGACCAATCAGAGGAGCGGATCGCTATACATCCTGTTCTCTGCCAGCTCCACCGCAACGGCTGCCGATGTCAAGGCAGGGCTGGCGCAGATCGTGACAGGCACCGGCGTGCAAAACGTGAGCGTCACCGGCCTGGCAGCAAGCACGACCTACTATCCCCATTACCTGCATCGCAACGGTGCGGGACTTGATTCCTTGGTTGTGACTGGCGCGAGCTTCACGACCGCAGCCAGTAGCGGAGGCGCTTGGACGCCAGGGCTGAGTTTGCTGTCAGGATTCGCCATGCACGGCCCGGAAGAAGTGTCGTTTATTTCAGATATAAATGGACCGGTCGATAGCGGATATTTTTCCGCCGACTTGGCATCGCCTGCTGGCGCCACCCTTCTTGGTAAGTCCAGTGTGATCGCCCCCAACATGGCCAAAGGTCGAGGCATCGTGGTTGGCGGGGCGGTGAGTGGCCAAATCGCCTTAAGCGGCACACCTCGCGCCATGACCCCCATCGAACTGGTGACGTTCCTCAATTCCATCCTGGATTACAGGTATCACGAAGCGCTGACTTCCCCGCCCACCCCTACCACTGACACTCTGCCCCCCTACACGGAGACCAAGAATGGCGTGGCGCTGGATGTCAACTTCAGCTTGGACACGGACTACACCTCCACACAAGGCAGGTTGATGAACTGGACGACCGTGACGCCGCCCGCGAGCCAGTGGAGTCTTCGGGCCTACTCCCCGACCTTGGACGTAGCAATTTACCTGTCCGACCTTGGGGGGGAAGCAGGGGGGGATGCCATCACCTCGACGGACGGCATCACATGGGTGAGCCGATCATTAGGCCCAAGTGGAGATAACCGTTGGAAGAACGTGTTCTTCTGGAGTGAGCAAATCTCCAAGTTCATCTATTACAGTCTGCCCACCCTGACTGGCGGAAGCACCATCTTTGGTATCTATGTGCCCTATAACACCATGTGGAGTGATGACGGTATTACGTGGCATGAACAGATTGGAGCCCCGGATGTAAACTGGATTCGCATGGTGCCGGTGCCGTCTCTGAACCTCGTCGTAGGCATCGGCATTTACACAGGGGGTGTCACAAGCGGCACCAGTACAGATGGTGGCCTAACGTGGACCCTTACCACGCCTTCCGCCCTCAGCGACGCCAACGTGGGAGGGGGCATGGGGTTAATTTGGTCTGAAGAACAGGCACAATTCTTGGCCGTGTTCCCGTCCGATGACGGACAGGGTGCCGCCACAAGTCCAGATGGGGTGACGTGGACACGGCGCACCACCCCGGTTGGCCTGTGGCGCTCTGTGTCTTGGAACCCGGATATCGAACTGTACATTGCCGGTGGTCTCAGCCGCCCCATGAGTGACGCCGTGGCAGACAAGCCTTATGCATGGTCCATGATGTCCAGCCCGGATGGTGTGACGTGGACGCCAGTAACCAACATCTTCTTCCCCCTGTCGGTCACCGCGCCATTTTGGGTGGAAGAACAAAGCCGGTATCTGGCCTTTGGCTACATCGTCAACAGCAGCGGTTCGGGGGCTGAACCTGTCAGGGTTACCATCAGCAGCACCGATGGCCTTAATTGGGACAGGATGCAACCCGTTACGGCTATGGATATGTTCCATATTCCGGAGTGGGGCAAGTACATTTCCTATAACGGCTATACCGATGGCACCGCCGCGTCCGATGCGACCTATTACTGGCCCTACGACCATTGGATTTTAACGTATTCCCTTCCCACCGGCGGAGGAGGCGGGGGCTGATCGATGTTCATCATCGATCACTGGTCTGCGGCCGCCGTGCGCTGGTCAGGCATTGCGGTGTCGCCCTTGTTGGCGACATCGGGCATGCGATCACTATTTCTTGAGGCAGATAAACCATGGATGTGACTTGGGATCCGTACCCGCTCGACAGCGGGCGGACAACGACGGTCTTCGTGCATTCTGCGAGCCCGTTGGACGTGCTGCGGGGCGTTTCACTTGAGCCGGTGGAGATCACGCAGTTTTGCACGTCCGTGCGCCAGTCGCCGGGCGAGGTATCGGTCGGGCTGGCGTGGCACGACGAACTGTATGGGGCGAATCAGCCGAAGTACGGACAGGTGCTCGAGATCAGGCTCGAAGGGCGCAGCTTCTGGATCGGTATCATCCAGGCGATCAACGATTTTCGGCTCTCGTCCGGACAGAAGTCGATGACCATCGTGGCGCGGTCGCGTGACACGTCGCCGCTTTGGCGCGAAACCCGCCGCCTGACGGACCTATATCCGGTCTCGACGCCGCTGGACTACATCGCCCGTCAGATTTGCTACGGGATAGGCCTCACGGATTTCGAAATCGGCACCTTGAACATCCCCGGCTACACCGTGCATTCGAACACGCAGCTTGCGGACCTGCCGCCGTGGCAGATGTTCACAGTGCTGATGCAGCCCTCTGGCCTTGAGCCGTATGTCGACGCACGCGGGCGCCTCAAGTCGATCTCGCGCGACACGACGCGCGCCGCGGACATCGTGCTGACCGATAACACCCGCCTGCTGAACGTGAACGGCTCCAAGTCTCGCGCCCCGGCGACCGAGGTAAAGATCAAGTGGCTCGACCCGAACCTGACCGAAGTCTCGCAACAGGATCGCATTCTGGACAAGGCCACGATGACGGCCGGCTTCTTCAAGCTGAAGCTGGAGCGCGATGTCGCGTTCAGCCAGGACGGAACGCAGCGGGCGCGCAATACGCACATGGTAGTGCGACAGTCGGCGAATGCCGGCCTGCTGCCGGTTTGCAGCGAGGACTACAGCCAGAAGAGCATTACATCCGGCCAGATAAAACTCACCACTTACGCATGGGTCCCAGGTCTCGCCACGGCGGCCATTGCCGCGAAGCTTGCGGCGCATGCAATTCCTGACGGCGTCGTGTCGTTTGGCGGCGGCGTGACGATCCCGGAAGGGCGTCTTGTTGAGGGCGCGGCCGACGTCGCACTGCTGGTGACGATGATGTCCATCGGGACCGGCGTCTACGAAATATGGGGTACACCGTACGACATGGTGCACGCCAGGAACACGACGACCGCGTACGGGAAGAACGTGCAGGATTGGGAGATCAACGTCGCGGAGATCGAAAACGACTTTGTGATGAATCAGGAGCAGTCCGAGGGCTTCGCGGTCCGCGAACTGATCTACTCGTACCGATCCGCCAGCTCGTACAACGTGTCGATTGTGGACGATCCGCGCATAGAGCGGGGCGACATCATTTCACTGAAGGACGGCAGCCGGGTCTACGTCACGGATTACGCCCGCGACCTGTCGATCGGCTCGCCGGCCACCCTCGATATCACTGGCTTCAGGTGCTAGACAATGTCCGTACTCACCTATCTTATCGACGCGCAGCAGCGCGACATGCAGCAGGAGCTGGACGGGAAGGTCTTGACGCGTCCAACCCTGAGCGTGACGGATGGCTTGTCCACGACCTACGCGTGTGACGTAGACGTTGCAATCGTAAATAACCAAGGCAACGACCAGAGCGCGAACTTGCTGAACGTCGGCACGGTGGGCTCGGTACTACACGACGTTCCGATCGCGCGCGGCAACATGGACGTCGTGTACGCCGACGTGGGTTCGGCCGTGCGTCTGCGCCGCTCCGCATCCGGCCGCTACGAAATTATCGGTTTCTCGAAGCAGATGCCGGGCACGTATATCCGGGTCCCGGTGGACCTGGAGGACTTCACGTTCGGCGTGATCGAGGATCTGTCGATCATCTCCATCCCGGTCGGCTACGGGGATCTCGCCAATTTTGGCGGATACGGCTCGGCGGCCTACGGCTCCATCGCGATTTACCAGGGCACGACTTTGATTAAGGTAACGGCATGAACGACCTGCAAACGTTTGCAAACGGCGACACCAACTACATCTCGAAGCACAACGCCAACAACGCCAACATCAAGTCGGCGATTGACGCGCTGGAGACCAACCTCGCCGGCCAGGTCGCAGCATCATCCAGCGGTGGCTCGGCATTCATCGCCCTGTTCGGCCCGATCGCATCGATTATCGGCGCGGACAGCTACGCGGCCACGGGCAGCGGCGACACCCTGACTGTCGCGGCCGGGTTCAACTGGAAGCCGTCGATCCCCAAGGTGGTCCGCAATCCAGCGCCGGCGGCACTGTCCTTTACCGGTCTGTCGGCGGCCACGTACTACGTCTACGCGGACCAAACCGGCGCGCCGGTTCGCAGTGCTACAGCCGGCACTGAAGACATGTATTCCGTGGTGTGGACCGGCTCGGCCTTTGGCACTATCACGCGCATTGCGCCTGTGGTGTGGGGTGCGGCCGATGACGTCGCGGCGCAGGTCAGTACCGCGCTCGGCGCCACCTATACGAAACTCGACGACCGCCTGGAAGCGGGCGAAACCGCCGCAGTCGCCGGTAGTCTCGCGCGCACATGGCAGACCGGCCGCTTGAGTAAGAGCGTGGCCGGCGGCGTCGACGTGACGCTGACCAGCACCGAGGCGAATAACACCCTGCACAACTTCACCGGCGCGATCACGGCCGACATCAACGTCATCGTGCCGCTGGGCGCTAGCCCGCGCCTGTGGATCGTCACCAACAACACCAGCGGCGCGCACACGCTGACCATCAAGGGCGCCAGCGGCGCCGGGGTCGTGGTTGCGGCCGGCGCTACGGCGCTACTCGGCCAGGATGGCACCGACGTATTCCAGGTGGTGACGCCCGGCGGCATTGGCGCTGGCACTGTCACCAGTGTGGGCCTGTCAGCCCCAAGCTTCCTGTCGGTGTCCGGCTCGCCCGTTACCAGCACAGGCACGCTCGCGCTGACCTACTCTGGAACCGCCCTTCCGGTCGCCAGCGGCGGTACCGGTGGCACCAGTGCCAGCGCCGCGCGCACGGCACTTGGATTGGCCATCGGCACTGACGTGCAGGCCTACGACGCCGAACTGGCGGCACTCGCGGCACTCACGAGTGCGGCGGACAAAGGCGTCATGTTCAGCGGTTCCGGCACGGCGTCGACATACGACCTGACGGCAGCGGGACGGGCACTGCTGGACGATGCTGATGCGGCAGCGCAGCGCACGACGCTGGGCCTAGGCACGGTCGCCACGCTGGCATCGGACACTGATACGTCATTGGCGGCGAACAGCGATGCCCGCGTCGCCACGCAGAAGGCCGTCAAGGCATACGTGGACGCCATTGCGACGAGCGGCGCGACCGACGTCATGATCTTCAAGGGCGTGATCGACTGCTCGGCCAACCCGAACTATCCGGCGGCCGATGCCGGCAACCTGTACAAGGTCAGTGTCGCGGGCAAGATCGGCGGGGCATCGGGCCCGAACGTCGAGGCTGGCGACACGCTCTACTGCATTACCGACAGCACGGCATCCGGCAATCACGCGACGGTCGGCGCCAACTGGGTTATCAGCCAGGTCAACATCGATGGAGCCGTTATTGGCCCAGCATCCGCAACAGACAGTCACTTCACCCAGTTTGACGGGACCACCGGCAAGCTCGTAAAGGGCGGGGTCGCGCTCGACACGGATGTAGCCCTCGCAGCCAATAGTGACACACGCTTAGCGAGCCAGAAGGCGACCAAGGCATATGTTGATGCTCAGTTCGCAGCCGCCGGCACCGGGACAGTCACCCATACGGGCGGGTCGCTCACCAGCAACGCCGTCGTATTGGGTGCCGGGACGGCTGATACCAAAGTGGCGGCAGGAATAACAACCGATGGCGCTTCGGCCCTGAATCTCGGCGTGGCTGGCTCGTCCGTCGGCAAGGTCGTTCTGGCGAACGCCGCCAGCGGCACCATCACCGTCCAGCCGCCTACGGGCGCGCTTGGAACCGTCACGCTGACGGCGCCGGCCACCACTGGCACGCTAGCTCTCACGTCGCAGATCACCGGCACGAATAGCGGCACGAACACCGGCGACGAAACGACCACGACAATCGGTGCGCTGATCAATAGCGCCACCGCCAAGACGACGCCGGTCGACGCCGACTATGTCGGGCTGATGGACAGCGCAGCATCCAACGTTCTGAAAAAGCTCAGCTGGGCGAACATCAAGACTGCGCTCAAGACCTACTTCGACACGCTCTATGCGCCACTCGCTCAACCGTTCGACCTGACGGCATTTTACCCGGGCGTGCCGGGAGCCTCATCGAAGATTGTCCGCGTGCCTGTTGCGCGCGCCATCACGATCCCGGCGAACTTCGCCGGCAGCTACGCGAAAGCATCGGTGGCGGCGACCGCGAGCACCGCGATCGATGTGCAGAACAACGGCACGACAATTGGGACGATTACCTTTGCCTCGTCGGGATCAACGGCCACATTCACCACGGTCAGTGGCACATCTAAATCGCTCGCCGCCGGCGATGTCCTTTCGATCATCGCGCCAGGAACACCGGACGCCACGCTTGCTGATATCGGTATCGTGCTGACCGGCACGCGTTAAGGAGAAGCTATGGCCGCACCTGTAGTTGACGGAACCGCTACCGGTATCGGGACCGCCGTCGCGTCGATCGCGATGGGCGGGCTCACTACGACCGGCGCCAATCGCATTATCGTGGTCCAGGTATCGATAGGTAGCACCACCGGCACGACGCCGCCTGCCGTCACATCGGTGACCGGTGGCGGCCTGACATTTGCCCGCCGCTCACAGATCGTTTCGGCCGCGCAGAATAATCTGAAGGATAGTCTCGAGGTCTGGTGGGCGCTTGCTCCATCGACCCTCACGGCCACAGTCTTTACGGTTAATTTCGCCTCATCGACCTACGATGACGCAGCCGCGCTCGTATTCGGTGTCTCTGGCTGCAACACGGCGGCGCCATGGGATTCAAACAGCTCGCTGCCGGCCACTGGGTCCGGCGTGCTGACCCCCACGTTTTCTGGCATCAGCACCACCAGCGCTAACTGCCTGCTGCTGTTCGGCGTAGGTAGCGACCGAATTTTTAGTCAGAATAACCCTCCTTCGGGCTTTACTCTCGTTGTGGGCTCGTACAACGGCGGCGGATCACGCTACTGCTATGAAGAAATAGCTCGCAAGGGCGTTACATCAGTACAGACCAATCAGACATTCACATGGGGAGGCGTTATCGCGGACAACTTCGCTGCGCCAGACGTATTCATGTTTGATGCCTTGACTGCAGACGCGACAAGCGCCGTACGGCCGCAAGTTTTTACCTGCACCTGATTCTCCTCCTGGACCAGAAAGGAACACCATGGATATTACTGTCACCGTAACCGACGCCGCAAAACTAGCCGCGCTGGACAAAGCACGCACTGCCTACAACCTCAGCGCCCAGCCGCTCTCGGAAGTTGAATTCCTTCAGAAGCTGGTTGATGGGCAACTGGACGGCCTTGTCGCCTCCTACCTGGTGACGCGCATTACCCCGTTCGACTTCCTCAACCGCTTTACGCAGGCAGAACGCGCTGCGATCCGTACCGCTGCTGTAGGCAATCCCCTGATCGCCGACTACATCGCCATGGTAGACGCGGCCCCTGCGGTGGTGCTTACCGATGCACTGACCATTGCCGGCGTCAACGCGCTGGAAGTAGCCGGCCTGATAGCGCCTGGGCGCGGCGCCGCGATCCTGGCGATGTAATCGCTGTCGTCCCTTTCCAACGAGCCGCCCACGAGGCGGCTTTTTCATTTGCGAGGCATCTATGGCGCGTGTGGGGTTGCTCGGTATCTGGTTGGTCTGCGTCCTGTGCGCGGTGCTCGCCGTGCCGTGGATGCTGGTCTCGATCCTGGTCGGCTCCCCGCGCGCCTGGACCTTCGCCAAGGGATTCGACCGCGTCGGCAACGTGATGGCCGGTGGCGTCGACGACGAGTATCTGAGTGCCAGAGCGCAGCGTGTGCGCAAAGAGGGGAGGCGATGGGCGTGCATCCTCTGCCGGCTTCTCGACAGGTTCGACCCTGGGCACTGCGACAAATATTGACCGAGCCGGCACCGACCGGCAAACGCTTCCCCTCACCCCGCCCGCACTTGCGGGCTTTTTTATGGGCACATCGTGAATGACACCAACCACAACGAGGCGCTGGTCCAGGCCCGCATCGACATCACCCGGCTTGAAGTCCAAGTCTCCCATCTCTCCGCAAGCACCGCGAGGCTTGAAGAGAGCAATCAGCAGCTGACCGAAAAGCTCGATCAGGTGCTGCTTACTCTTTCCGAGGCGCGCGGCGGCTGGAAAACATTGATGGTCGTAGGCGGCGCGGCGTCGGCGGTTGGCGGCGTTGTGACGTGGGTCGTGCAGCACTTCTTCAAGGGGTAGTCCGTGAGCATATCCACTCAACTCAAAGCGTTTCTCGACACCATCGCAACCAGTGAGCTCGGGGCCCGGCTGCTGCTCGTGTCGGACAATGGCTTCAATGTCCTTGTGGGCAGTACCCCTGACCATCCGCGTCTGTTCTCAAGCTACCTCGATCACCCGCGCCAGTTGATCGATCTGCCGCGACTCGGCATCAAGTCGACGGCTGCAGGCAGGTATCAGCTGCTGGCGCGCTATTTCGACCCGTACAAAAAACAGCTTGGCCTGAGCGACTTTTCTCCGGCGAGCCAGGATGCGATTGCCGTGCAGCAGATTCGCGAGCGCGGCGCACTGGCCGACATCGAGGCGGGCAACTTCGACAGCGCCGTCGCGAAATGCGCAAGCTGCTGGGCGAGTTTTCCGGGCTCGACCTTTGGGCAACACACCAACGACCTAGCGGACCTGCGCCGGGTCTTCGTCAGGGCGGGAGGGGAACTGCAATGCTGAACTGGATAAAGAAACAGCTTCGGGACATTCTCACGGAGCCCGACAACAAAACGATCTGCCCAGTCCGGGTGATCGGCATCTTGGGTTCATTGCAGGGCCTGGGCATGAGCGCGTACGACGTCGTGATCCAGCATCAGCATTTCGACCTGCAGGCGTTTGGCCTCGGCATGGGCGCAACGGTGGCAGCGTTGGGCGTGGCGCTCGGCATCAAGAAGGATACTCAGCCATGAGCATCTCTGAGGCATTCTTCCTCGGTATGGTGATCGGTGCTTTCGTGGCCGGCGTGGTTGTCGTCTACGCGGTCGCAACCTGCCTGCCGGACGCGCGGGTTCGTCGATGATCGCCGCCATACTCTTGCGCCTGGCGCCATACAAGCTCGCCTTCGAGATCGCCATTTTCGGAGCGCTGGCCGCCGGGGTTCTGTACGGCGCGCACCAGTTCCTCGAGCACGAGCGCGACATCGGGCGCAACGAGGTCCGCGCCGAGTACGCGAAGCAGCTCGCCGAAGCAAAAGACGCCGCCCGCCAGCGTGAACAGCAACTTCAATCCCAAGTCAACGAGGCGAATCAGCATGCACAGGAACGCGATCAGACCATCCAGGCTCTTGCCGCTCGTGCTGGCGTGTCTACTAGCGGCCTGCGCGACACCATCGCAGCCATTGGCAACAGCATGTCCGGCGCTACCGCAGATGCCCTACGTAACACCGCCAGAGCCTACGGGGAAGTTCTTGCAGAGTGCGCAACAAGACGCGGAGAACTGGCAGTCACGGCTGAAAAGTTCAACAGCGAGAAACGTACCTTGATCGAAGCATGGCCACAGAATCCGCCGGCGGGAAAGTGAGTGCGATGAGATAGCCATGGACGAACTGCTGCGGAAGATGCGCGCCTTTGCTTCAGAGCCGGGCGCGCTTTTCTATTCCGTCATGACCAAAACTCGCGGCTCGGTGCCCATCTGGGCCGACGACATCCGCGCTACAGCCAACGATGCGGAATTGCTCGCCCTGGTGCTGGCACGCATCAATCCTTGAGGTGAATATGCCCGAAGCACGCAAATACGACCCGCAGCTGCGCCAGTTCGCCACGCCCCAGCAGGCGCTGTACCTCGATGCTGTGATCGAGCATGGTGGCATCCGGCCAGCGTCGCGCGCGCTGGGCGTGAGCAAAGGTACGATTTGCGCCGCACTGGATCGCATCGACAAAGCTGCGGCGCGTCAGGGCTACTCGCCGGCACACGACATGACGCACGTTGTGCCAGATGGGTTTCTGGTCAAAGGCGTGTCGACGTACTACGACAAGGATGGAAAGCCATCCGCGCAGTGGGTCAAGTCGGCGATCGATCCAGAGAGGCAGCGCGAGCTCATGTGCGAGGCGCTCGCAGGCTTTATCGAGGACGTCGGCCCATTGGTAGCTCCCGCGGCGCCGCTCGACTTCCAGTCCGACGTCATCCCATGGATCCAAATCGGGGACGCCCATCTGGGAATGCTCGCCCATGCGAGCGAGGTAGGCGAACATTTTGACCTGAAAATTGCCGAGCAAGAGTTGTGCGCCGCGATCGGCATCCTGATCGACGAGTTGCCATCCTGTGAGCGCCTGGTCATCAACGACCTCGGCGACGCCACTCACTTCGAGAATTTCGAAGGCGAAACTCAAGCCAGCAAACATAGACTCGACTGCGACACGCGCTTCCCGAAGATGATCAAGGTCTATTCCAGAGTCATGCGCTTCATCGTCGAGAAGGCGCTGACGAAGGCCCGGCATGTCGACGTCATCGTTAATCAGGGCAACCACAGCCGGACGAACGACATATGGATGGCGGAGCTCTTGCGCGTCGCGTACGGGCATACCGGGCGGGTCAACGTGCTGAACAACGATTCGGTATTCATCGCCTATCGCATGGGTAACACGCTGGTTATGACGCACCATTCGGATAAGTGCCGGCCGCAACAGTTGGCGCACGTGATGACGAACGACTATCGGAAGGACTACGGCGAGACCGAGCACCATTATGTAGACGTCGGCCATGTGCATCACGGCATGGTCATGAAGGAGCATCCCGGTATCTTCGTCGAGTCGTTCAATCATCTTGCGGCGCTCGACAAATGGGCGCATGACGCCGGTTACCGGAATCGGAAGTCGATCACGATCGTGCTGCGGTCCAAGACCTACGGCGAGGTAGGGCGCCGCGTATTGCCGATCCAGGAGGTGCGCGCCAGGCTTGGCAAGGCCTGCGTCGCCACACCCGAAGAGCGCGAGGTCTACACTGTGTAGGCTGATATACTGTATGCATGTACAGTATCGTCAAACGACTTCGGCACCGCGGCCGGCGCCTGCCTGACCGCGAGATTTCCGCCAGCACGGGCGTGCGGGGCGAACTTGTCGTTGCGATCTGCGGCTACCGACCAGAAGCTACCCTGTACGAACCGAGCGACCAGCAACGGAAGCCGCTGATACCCGAGCTTCAAAATGCTCAGCTGATCACGATGACGACGACCGGCATGCTTTTCTATGGCACGGAGAAATCCCAGGACGGCGCCGAGTGCGTGCAGGAGTGGTCGGTCAGGTTGATCGCAGGCTAAGCGCTCCGGCCTACTAAAATACAGCTCTAAGTTATTGTTTACATTGTGCTTATACAGTGGAGGTGGGTGGGTACGGTATAATGCTAGATTAAGCATTAAGCTACTGATTTACTTTAGAAAATATCCGGCCACCAATGTTAAGTACAGCCAAGCACGCGAACTAGCATCCATGCGGGTTTCAGCGGATTTTACAGAAATCCGTATAAAATTTTACTGAAATCTTAGGCTGCGATTACCTGCCAGTCCCCGCGCAAATCGTGATATTTGTCTGTCATGACGGCAGTCTTATGGCCGAGCATCGCCTGAGCAAAGGCAGCGCCGTACTGCTCGCGATACAGGCGCTGGGCCAAGCTCCGAATCTCGTGGAAGCTCGGCGGCGTTCGTCCCTCTGCAGCCTTGATTCCGGCCGCTTCCCGTGCGTTCTGGAACGCATTCGACAGGCCGTTGCTAGTCACCCGGTCGCCCGGCTTGGCTGATCCTTGGTGCTCAACGTGATGCACAAGGTAGTGCGTCGTAATCAAATCTCGGCATGCCTGGACTGCTTCGCCGATCGACATGCCGACCTTAGCCAAACGGATATCCCCGCTGAGCCGTAGCCTCACCGTCCCGTTGCTCTTGCCTTGAGTAACGTGCAAGAAGCCCTCTCGCCAGTCGGAGAACCTCATGCCGGCGATATCGTCGCGACGCTGGGCCGTTGTCAAAGCCAGGTACATCGCGCGTTGCAGCCACCTTGGCGCCTTCGCATGGATAGCATGGAACTGCTCCAGCGACAGGCGCTCGCGCTTCACCTGGGGCCGCGGCGCCCTGGTTGCGCTGACCGGACTGCGTCCGACGTCAATCAGCCCCTGCGTTTCCGCCCATCGGAACACGTCGCTCATGCGCGCGCGCACTGCATTGGCCGTCGCCTGACCGCTTTCCTCTTCGACGTCCTCAAGGAATGTCGCCACGTGCGCCGTCGTGATGTCCTTCAGCCGACGCCTTCCAATGTCGGCATCGGTCATCCGCTTGATGTACATGGTGCACGCACGGATCGTGTTGTCGCGCGGCTTTTTCTTCTCCATCCACAATTCCTTGTACACAGGAAGCCATCCTTCCAAGGTGTATTCGGTCTTGCCCATCACCCAGTCCACGAGAGAAGAGGGCTTGCGCGTCGCCAAAGCGGCATTCGCCGCCCGAGCCTCCTGCACCGCATGCGCCTTATCCCGGCCAAGCCCTTTTTGAGTCTTCTCCACCGGGTTGCGGTAGTAAAAATACCCCATCGGGTTCTGGTACAGGTTCGGGGGTAAGGCCCGGTTCTTGGCGAGTCGTCTACGGCCCATCTTAGTCCGCCACGTACTGCGCGTCCCGCTTTACCTGCCAGGACTTGCCGATCTTCTTCGGTTGCGGCTGAATGCGCCCATCATGCACCCAGCGGAGAAGGGTGTTCTCGTGCGGTATCTTGGAGAACATCATCTCCGCCCACTCGCGCAGGGTGACGTAGCGAGATTGAATCGCTGGTTTTGCCTGTTTCATCTATTCCTCCTTACCGGCTTTGGTGTGCGCCCCGAACTGCTCAACTACCGCGTCAGCCACCTCATCCAACGTTGTTCCGTTAAAGGCGTAGAAGCCGACCGGCGTGTCCGGGTAGAACTGGAAGCAGACCTCCTCACCTGGCTCAGGTGTCTCGTAGTAGGCCAACTCCTGATTCACGGTCAACGACGCGCCTCCCTTTGCGCTGAGCATTAAGTCGCGCAAACACCGATACCGCTCCGCATCCTTCTCCACCGTTCCCGCTGCGGGAGCCGAGCAAACCTCGCACGTTTCGCTTTCGGCGTGGATGTTGAGTAATCCGTCATCGCGCTCGCAGCCGACTTGGCTAGTATTGCCGCCCTGGCGCGCGGCACCGGCAGCCAACTCAGCGCTCAGGCGCTCGACTTCGGCGATCAGTTCAAGCACAGCAGCGGCAGAGCAATCCGCAATGAAGTTCACCGCAGGGTCGTAGGTGATGCCATCGGCGAGTTGACCTACGCTATACCAGTGATCGCCGTCTTCGTACACATACGCCAATGCCAGCGCCTTCAGTTTTTCGATGTCCACGGTCATACTGCTTCCTTCTGGCGCCGAGCGCCCTTGTATTGCGGTTGCGGCTTGTGAATCGGGTCCGGCATGGCGAACTCCAGAATGCACTTCCAGTTCGCCGCCGTGTTCAGCACGACCGGGCCGGCGTCGTTGTCAATGGTGCCCTTGGTCGGCGGAACGGCCAGCGAGTCGAGCAAGACGCACGGCACCGCCAGCGTATCGTCGCCCCTGTGGTAATAGTCCCGATGCGCCAGGATCTTGGCCTCGCTATACTTACCTGCCCATGACAGCGGCCACGCATAGCCCTTGTCTTCCGGCCGCCACACCGTGATGTACTTGTGCTCGCGGTTCGTGTGCTTCACGCTGACGATGTAGAAATCAGTCATGGGCTTCCTCCTTCCCACTGTTCAGTGGTGAAGGGGCGGCCGGATTGACGGCGTCGATTGCGCGCTTGATCGTTTCCACATCGCGGTCTACAGCCTCGTGCCTGTGCTGCTTGTAGCCGGCATAGATCTTGTGCACGCTGTCCGCTTCTGCCATCGCCAAATCAAGCGCGATGTCGAGCGCCTGCTGCACAACTTCTGGCACTACGGGCGCTGTTCCAGCAGTGCGACCGTCGATGTAGGCGCGGCACCTGTCCTCCATCCATCGCACGATTGCCTCAAGCCGCTCGTCTTGCTCTTCAGTGCTGAATCCGCGCTTGATGATGCTGTGAGCATACGGTTCGATGATGTCGTGCAGTTCCTGCCGCGTAGGAGGCGTGATGCTGGCAATGCGCGCGTGATCGGCGGCGATGGCATCACGGGCATACTGGCGTAGGCTGCGCTTCTCCAGTTCGGACCAACGCATCACTTGGGCCTCAGGATGATCAGGTAGCGGCGGCAGTTCTTCCCCAATAGGGGCAGAGACAGGAGCGGTGCGCTCTTGGTCAGATACTGGTTTCACTGATTACCTCGCCGTCTAAAGTTAGTTTTATCGTATGGCTGTCACGGTACAGGCTACCGCCGCCGTCCATGTCGCCGGTGTAGTTGCTCTCGGTTTCGACCTCGATGCGCAGCTTCTCGCGCAGGAACTCGACGACCATCTGCATGTCGATTGGGTGGATTTCGCGCGTGCTCATTGCGGTCCTTTCTGTTCTGCCGCGCTGGCGGCGATTGCGGCGTCGATGGCGTCGTCAAACTTCACGCCGTCAACAACTCGTCCGGTTTGCCAATGGCCGGCAGCAATGGCGTCAAGATCAGCTTCTCGAAGAAAGCGATAGCGCGCCGCATCGATTGCGTCCCGCTCGGTATCCTCGCCAGCATTCGCTGCATGGGATGCGCCCTGCTGGGCGAGCCACGATTCCGTCATCTCGGCTTCTTTCGACCAGCGTTGCGGGCCGAGCACGTCATCCAAGCTCGCGCTTGCCGTGGTGGCCGCAATCCGTGCTTTGATGAGCGAGGACGCACTATCGTGCAAAACGATGGTAGGTGCTTCGGGCGCGGCTCGCTGGGCGAGTTTGTCGTGCAAGGCGCGCATTTCGTCGTCGGTCAGTTCCCGCTCGAAAAATACGAGCATCGCCTTTGGCCATTCGGCATCGCGCGAAACGCCGTTTGCGCGTGGCAGCGCGGGGGCTTCGCTCTGTGCAAGGGCAGCGCGGGCCTGCCAGACTTCCCATAGGTTCTGTACTGTGCAACTGAAGTATTCATCGCCTGCACGCTCAAAGCGCATGTCAGCATCGTCTTGCAGCGTCAGCGGGTGTTCTACTTCAAACCATGCTTCAAATAGTGCGCGCTCGTCCGCCTCGCGCTGTGTGGTAGGGGTTGTCATGCTTCCTCTCCAGTTAAAATTTTCCATGCTGCTGCTGCCACGCGCGGGTCTTGTCCGTTTCCAATGGCGCGATTCCGGTCCATCCGATCGGCCATCCCATCAGGCTTTCCCAGAAATCCGGGTTCACATACAGCTTGCCGATGGGCGTTCCACGCAACTTGTTTTTGCTGCCGCCGACCTCCTGGAATGTCCCACCCCAGTGACTTGAGCCGTGACACGGAGTGGGCCACGATCCACGTCCGCTCGCGTTCGTGCTCGGCGCCAATGTGGTGAGATCCGAGCACTCCCCATCGTGCATCGAACCCCATCTCGGCCAGGTCTCCGAGAACTCGGCCGAGCCCTCGATGAAGCAGTGCTGACGAGTTTTCCACTTCGACGAAACAGGGCTCCACCTCGCGAACGATGCGGGCCATTTCCACCCACAGTCCGCTGAACTCACCTTCGATCCCGACCTTCTTTCCAGCGGGACTGATGTCGGTGCAGGGAAAGCCGCCAGAAACCAGGTGAGCACGGCCTCTCCATGGGCGTCCGTCGAAGGTACGAACATCGTCCCAAATGGCGAACGGTGGCAGGTGTCCTTCATTTTGTCGCTGCATGAGTCGTCTGGCGCAGTAGGCATTGATTTCCACGGCTCCGATGATTCGGCGCCCAAGCAGTTTGCCCGCAAGAATTCCGCCTCCAGCGCCTGCGAAAAGTGCCAGCTCATTCACTCGCGCTCCCATTTGCGCCATCCGGCGCGCTCACGGTGCGCTTGAGGGCGCGGATCAGTTCAACACAGTCTTTTGCGTAGACCGGGCGGCGGTTGGCGACGGCGCAAAAGCACGCAACTGCCGCTTCTTCCAGCGCAGCATTGCGAATCTCATCCGGCGCGCTCACGGTGCTGGTAGTAGGGGCGAGGTCCAAGCTGACAGCGCGATGAATACGAGGTGCCCACCATGCCGGGTCACTGATGACGGTGCCGGGCGGCATTTCACGCTTGAGCCAGTCGGCGAAGTTTTCGGCCTTCGCTGCCTGTTGGGGAGTGCCTTCGCAAGAAGTCACGACACCTTCCTGTGCGGTAGGAGCGGCGGCAAGCATGTTCCGCCAGTAGCTTGCCATCAGCAGCTTTTCCGTATTGCTTCCAGATGTCGATGTGCGCGCGGCAGTGAACATTTCTTGCGTCGGCTCAATTGGCACCAGCGCGAAGCCTTTCGGCACTGCTTGCGCCTTGGTTGCCTGTGACTGGCCCGCGAGGTGCTCAATCATTTTGGCGGCATCAAGCAAGATGTCCCAGTCCCATATTTCGCGGGCGTGGCGGTCGCGCAATTGCGTGGCTAATTCGCTCGGCTGTGCTGCCTGTGACTGGTTTCCAAGGTGAGCGGCAATCGCAGCGCACAGTTCGTCATTCACTTCGATGAAGCGGCCAGCGGTTACATCGGCCTTCTTGTGCTCGCTCTCGTATTCACTATCCGCTTGCTTCCAATACTTCTGGCCGAGGTCGTAGGCGCGAATCATTGCGGCGCGGACCTTCTCCGTCAGATCGCCGGTCGGCTGCTCTGCTGCGGCAATCAGCACCTCCACGTCCGGCACGTTCTTGGCGATCCAGTCGGCACGACCGACCATGATCAGCTTATTGGTGCCAGGAATGGCAGCGCGGACGCCTTCGGACATTTTGAAGTTCAACCATTGCTCGCACGATTCGATGGCAAGAGTCTTCACGGTGTGTTCTGCGGATTCTCGGTTGGTCATGCTGTTTCTCTCTCGTTTTGGTTGAACCGCACGTCGTGCTGCGCGCCGAATGCCTGGATCAGTTCCAGCAAATCCGACATCTCGCGCTTGGTCATAGTGCTGGTCGACTGGCCGAGGACCACGAAGCCGCCATCGAGGCCCGGAACCACGTCTTGCTTCTTGAGCGACGAGGTGAAGATGTGTTTCCACGATTCCGGGCCGAGGCGTCGGCCGTGCCACACGACCTGTTCGCTTACGTCGGTCAGCATTGCCCACATGGCTGCGTTCTGCTCCAAGTTGCGGGTTGGCTCCGAGACTGTGACGCAGTAGCCAACTGGCGCCTCGGCGACGAATCGGACAGCGTTACGTCGGGCCTGGTCGTGGGCCAGGATGAAGGTGCGTTTCGTCATGCTGCCTCCCTCATCGGCTCGCGGCCTACGGCGCTGCGCAGCACGGCTTCGTACTGCCCGACCAGTTTGTCGAACGCGGCCAGCTTCTCGACCATCGCATCGATAAATGCTTCGTCGCGGTAGATACGCTTGATGAACAGGTCTTTTCCGACGACGGCAAGGTCAGGCACGTACATGATGAAGTCGCACCATTTACGGCCGCTGATCCAAAGCCCTCCCTGCATCTGATGGTCGTATTCCGACGTGTCGCCGGTCTGCCACATGGCCAGAATCTTGCTGCTGTCGATCGGCGATTTGATCTCAATGAGGCCATCGTCATCGACGAGGCCGTCCGTGCTGTAGCCGAACACCTCGTCGTCGGTCAGGCAGATACCGGCTTCCGTGACGAAAGAGCCAGTGCGGGCCTCGTAGTACATGCGCGCCGCGGCTTCCATTTCGTGACCGCGCTCGAGAATCCAGGCTTTCGGCGGTTCGCCGTGAGGCTGTCCGCTGATACGCTCAATCGCGAGGTCGGCGGCGTAGCGCTCCGCTACCGCCGTCGGGTCGCCAACATTACGAGCGCCAGACTTCTTCTGGCAGCGGCTGATGGCGTCTGCGAAACACGAGGCGGTGACTTTCCCGCTGCGCGCGGCGAGCCATTCCGGCGTCCCTTGTGGGCATTCGATGAATTTCATGCTTCAGCTCCTGCGGTGCGTTGGTAGTCAGATTCTTCGGCGCTCATGGCCGGCGCGGGCCCGGCTTTCTGCTCTGTAGCCTGGACTTCGATCGTGTTTGCGTCCTCGACCGACTGCCGCAGCTTTGCGCGGTGCGTCGCGATCGCTTCCTTGAGCTTCTTGTGGTCGGCCGGTTGATTCGCAAGCTGGCCGTTATGAGCCTTCCAGTAGTTCAGCGCGTCAACGTCGGTCTTCGTGCGCAGCGCTTCGGCAATCATCGGAGCGACGTCGATCCAGTCGTCAGGGCGATCCTGCGCCAAGCCTTCCTCGTTCGTCTGGTTCAGGTGGGTCATTGCATCGTCCAGGCGCTCGGTCTTCGGCCACAGCTTGTAAGCGCGCTTGATGACGGTCTTCTTGATCATCTCGCCTTCGTCTGTCAGCCAAGGGCAGGTACTGACCTTCTTCTGGAGGTAGGCTTTCCACGCTTCCGAGCGATCACGGATGCTGTGCACGTCTTCGATCGACATCGCCGTGGTCAGGTAGTCGCCGCTGTGCGTTTTGACGACCACATACGCGCCGACGATATCGCCGCGGTCCTTGCCGAATGGGTTGAACACATGCGTCGGGGCCTTGTCGAAGCCGTTCAAGGTGAATCCGTCGTTCTCGCGAACGATCTCGGCCTGACCCCACAGGATCGATCCAGACGCGACCGCCAGGTCAAGTAGGCCGATATAGCTCAGGTCCAGGCAGATTTCCATCTGTCCGTTCACCTTGCGCGGGATCAGGTACGCTTGCTTGCGCGCCGGGTTCAGGCTGATGCCGATCGCGGCAATGTTCGTCACGGCGTTGATCACCGACTGGCGGCTCTGCATCGCAACCTTCAGCGTGAATTCGTTCTTCTGCAGCTGCTGGATCGCGAAACCCGACTCGCGCTCGAAGCTGATACTACGGTCGACCAGAACGCGCGAGAAGTCGTCGCGCGCCTCCTGTATCGCCCCGGTAACGATGGCAAGTGCGTTACTCATATTTATCTCCAATTCGTGCTGCGTTCGTCATTCCGCCGGTGCTTGTGCTGCTCAGCGTCGATCAGGGAAACAACTTCGTCACAGTGATCACCACGACGTCGATCACAGCGAGAAACGCCAGACCAGCAAGCTTGACCTTGGCGGCGAACAGTTCGTGCTCGGTGATGCGCGTGACGGTATTCGTATTGCGGACCATGGCGTTCTCCTTGGTTGAGTTACCAATTTCGGATTTGATTCCTGCGCGCGATCAGCACGACGGCGTGCACGCGCATGTCCTTTTCCATGCTGACCAGGTCAGAGCGAAGCCGCATGTAGTGGTCGGCGTGCGCTTCGGCCTCGGCGATCTGCAGCTCGGCCAGCCACAGGACGAAGGGCTTGATGATCTTGCGCACCAGGCGGCGGGCGATGCGGGCGGCTCTCATGCGGCACCCTTTGGCGGCTTCATGCCCTTGATCTGCCCGAGTTTCCCCTTGGCCTGCTCCAGCTTCAGACGTAGGCCGTCCACATTCCCTTGAGCGTTATCCACCAAGAACGCGTGCGCGTCAGCCCAGGAGTCGTGATAATTCTCCCAGCTGGATTCTTTTGCGTAGCGGCGCCCTTTGATGTAGACGCAACTCTCCGTTTCACGCTCACACTCGACTGGAGTGATCTCGTCCCAACGCGTTTTGTACTTGATGACCATTCCTGCTCCTATCTGGCCGGCGGCCGGCGGTTGTTGTCCAGGCGTGGTGCGGGCGACTTTCGCGGCTCCCGATCCTTGGCACACTCGTGCCGGGCATATCGGGGCATGGGTACTAGCCATGCGGTTACGGTCATGCGACACCACACAGAGGCACCATCGGCGGGGAGTCGAACCCCAAGACTTACGCACCGCTACTTACTCGAGTTTTTCGCGACTGCTGCATGCCGCCGTGGCACGGTCCCTACGCCGCAAGACCCATGTCCGATGATGCCTCTGTGTGGTCACCCCTTACGAGGGTGAGGCGACACCTGACGCAGTGCGAGCGCTCCTGTGCCCGGAGTAGGCCTCCTTTTTTTGACCCGGAGATTGGCAAGCCCGCACGTTGAAGGGGTGGGGCGCTCCTTTTCGGTCAAGCTGCGGCCAGCTTCTTTCGCCATGCGAATGCCGGCGCGTCGACCAGCCAGATGTGCCGCATATTCGCTACGTTCACGACGTCGGCGTCCGCCGGATACAACTCGACGGCGTAGCGGTCGCCGAAGCCGATCTTCCGCTTGATGCCCTGGATCTCGTCCCACGTAATGCCGTCCAACCAGCGGCCGGTCGTCTCGTCGATAGCTGCGCGGTTGATCGTGATGCGCTGCGCACCGCTGTCATTGAACAACTGCACGAGGAAGCGGTTGGAGCGCCACACTGCGATCGGCCCCTGTTCGCGGTCGTTGGCCGACACTGGCATCGACATCAGTTCTTCGGTGAGCCGGCGGTTCTCAGCGCGCAGATACGCTGCCTGTTGGCGGAACAGCTTGCTCATACCGCCTCCCGCGCAAAGAAGTGGTCGTACACGCGCCGCTCGATGCGGTCGAACCGCGCTTCGTCGATGCGCCGCCGCTCCATGTCAGCCACATCCTTCTCGGCCAGCGCCTCGGCCTCGAAGTAGATCGCCGCCTCGACGCCGGACATGCTGTGCGCACCCACTGCGCAGGCGCCGCCGACGACAGCAGTCCAGAGGATCACGCGCACCTCGTCTTCGTCGCCGTCGATCGTCATGCGCTCCAAAACAGCCTCCGTGGTTGATACGCGGCCGGTGAGGATGTCGCGCTCGATAGCGTGCGTGCGGGCGTTGATCAACAGGCAGAGCTTGTTTTCGCGGGCCTCTTCGGGTGACATGCGGGCGTTCATGCTGCCTCCGCTGCGGCAAGGGCGGCGCGGGCAATGTCATGCACGTTCCAGCCGATCGCATGAGGACTTCCAACGACTGCATTAGGGTTCATCCCATACGCTGGCTTCGTGTCGAGAATTTGGTGCAGCGCCGTCACCAGCTGCTCGTGCGAGTTCACGGCGCGGACGATGAAGGCGGCGTTGGCTTCTACCTGCTCGTGCGTAAATCGCTTTTCGTCTTGCTCGACCGTCGCAATCACATGGGCGAACTTCTCCACATGATCTTTCGCATTTGTCGAGCCACCAATGGCGCGCTCCTGATGAGTAGCCGGAATGATCCAGTAACTTCCCACTGCGATCCAAGGCAACGGCGTGTGCTTCGTGTTGCTCATCGTGTTCTCCTCTCGTTATCCGGTGGACTGCGTGTGATCAGTTACAAGGAAATCGGCTGCCCGGGTTTCCCCGTTCGCTCCGTGACAGCCGCCGCATACGCCTCACGGAATGAGCGCATACAGCACAACCGACTCTCTTGTAACGCCCGTCTAGTTCCGGGCCGCCAGACATGCCGCGCGTCCTAAAAACCTCGTGTAGACCGAGGGGACCAGGACTTCCCATACGCACATGTCTGCTGGCGTTATGTCCCGACTACCAGCTGCGGTCTGCTGTGAACCTAGTACGTCTGTTCGACTTCCCTGCGCTGGTACGGCTTGAGCGGCCTGTCCAGGCGAAGCGCGTCAACCTCCGCTTTCGCTTCCGCCAGCAGGGCAGGGGATGGGTGCATGCACAGCGCGATTGCATCGACATAGCCGCGTTGGTAAATCCGGTCGTATTCGTCAGCCGGGTGCTTGGCAATGCGCAGGTTGTCGAGCAGGATGCGCAGAGCGAGATCGCCGAGGTTCGTGTTCAAAGCGACCTCCACTGATGGTCGATCCGCGACATCGCACGTTCATGCGAGAACCGTTCGGCGCGTGCTTCGGCGCGGCTCATGCGGTAGGTCTTGGCCGATTCCTTGTCGAGCCATTCGCCCATCAGGTCGAGCGTGTCGTCGTTCAGGATGTAAGACAGGATCATCTTCGTGTCGGCCAGCGTTGCGGTGACGACGATGTGGCCGTGGTCTTCATTGGCCGGCAAGCCGTACAGATCGAGCTTGATGCGCTCGCCGTAGGGGTAGCCGCTGTACAGCAGCTGTGCGGTTTCGGTCGACATGACGCGCTCCTTAACGGTCGCAGTTGGTGTTCTTGACCGGGGCCGTCAGGTGCCATCCAAGCATCCGGCGCACCTCTTGCGGTGACGGCGGCACTGTCCTGGCCTGCTGACGTTGCTCCATCCACTTCCGGACTTCCTCTTTGCTCGGCATGACAGACTCCCGTTAGATTTGGCTGCCTGGCAGATGGGCCAGGGTCCACAAAACCTGCTCGATAAGCTGGTGAATCCAAGTGACGAGGTAAAAACTCCCCGTCGTGACAGCTGCCACTGTCAGCAGTCCAAGCAGAGCGCGTGCGACAGTGACTTTCATGACTTAGTTGAACCGGATGACGGGAACGTCGAACCCGTCCGCCATCAGGTTCGCTTCCACGTGGTTGATGAAGCTCTGGCCGCGCCATGCCTTCGAAAAGCGGAAGCCGGTCAGGCGCATCAGCGGCACAGCCAGGCGAGCCGTAGCGCGTCCGAAGTGGTACTGGGCTTTGGCAAGTTTCATGGTGAGCTCCGTTGCGATTGGTTTGCGCTGCTGATGTGATTCAACTATACGCGAACGGATGGAAAATGCAATACGCGAACGGATAGCTATCCGAAAATTTTTTTAGACCTCAGATTTCGTTGGTTTTTGCTGACGTTTCCAAGCGGAAAAGCCCCGGAGTCGGGGCTTAAGAATGAGGCTACAAAGACCTTTTCGCGCTTACTTTAGCGTGCTTACGAGCGACAATATCTTGCCTTCGATCACACCTTTGGTCGCGCAACCGGCTTCGCTCGACGTAGGGTTGGCTGGGCTCTTTGTGGAGAAGTCGATTGCTTTTGACGCCTGATTAACCTGGCGCCCATCGTACGCAGTGATCACGGTATTCATTCCCAGAACATACTTCGTGTTGACTGCGACATTAGTGCTCTGACCTTCCGGTGCAACGTAGATGTTTGTCCGGCCGTCAAGCTTGGTCGTTCTCCTGACGGTGTATGCTTGACCGATCCGGTCATTCGTGTAGTACGTGACGGAATCGGCGGTGTTGTATTGCGTAACGCCACCTGTAAAAATGCCGCTAGATGTCTGAGAGGTGCGCCCGCAATCCACGTAGTCAGACGGCTGGTTACTGGTGAAAGAAATGTTGATAATTCGTGAGTTTTTATCGATGTTGTTTATCACGAAAAAATCACTGCTTAATTCTCTGACTAGCTGGTCCCAAACGTTATCGAATGGCCTATCAACCTTGATAGCATTGGTAACGGCAACTCGGCCTGGTGGGACGTAGTTGGTCGAAGTAGCGCATCCGGAAGCGAAGCATACAGCTAGTCCTGCCATTGCCAGATTCTTCATATCTGCCTCCCATGACGGCATCGGGGCGTGCCGCTCGCCCATCCATACTACCCCTATCGCAGCAAGGCAACATCATGAAAGTTAATAAAGTGGCACGACTCCAACAGGCACGGCAGAGCCAAGTTACCTCCCGAGCACTGTGCGCTGAGCTACGTGTGTTCGGCCAGTCGCCGCAGATGAGCGTTGCCACCATGCCGCATTTAACGCTAGCACTGGTCGGTCTCCCTGCCTGTATTGTTATGGCAACATTTGCACGTGGCGCTACGGTTTAGAATGCTATACACTACTGTATAAACATACAGCATTTAGCTCAGGCAGTTGTGTTGCGTAGTTGCAAAAAATGAACGGTAGAGCGGTATTTTTATTGCTTTTGGAATAGACTTATCATGAACACGAGGTTTGTCGGCGATTCAAGACTTTACCCAGGCATGCGATCCAGTACCTCGCGAAGCATTTTCTTAAGTTCTTCGTTTTGTTGCTTGATTTCATCGAGAGGGGAGGCCTTGAGCCTAGCCAAGATTTCTGCGTTCATAGTGCGACCGTTTCTCTCGGCCGCCTCTTTGAGTTCTTGGCGGAGTGCGCGCGGCAAGCGAACGGCGGACTGCACGTAATCCTTTTGAATTTGTTTTTGAACAGGCGGTTTCGTCATCGCCCGATTGTTGCACCAACGGAATCAAAGTTGGTAACTGTGTTTCCATACTGGAAGCCGAAAATGCGTTGAGTTTGATTTATACCGCGGAACTGAGGGCGAGCTTCATTCCTTTGATCTTACCCTGCAGCACCACCGTATAGTTACAAATACCATAACGAACAGGTGTCGTATGCCGAATAATCGCGAAGCCGATGAGCCGGATCCCCTGGAGACAGCCATGTTACGCAATCTGCGTATGATTACCCCAGAGGCGCGAGCGGAGCTGCTTGCCCTATCTGACCTATATACGGAGCTATTTCCTCTTCGCCCCGTGCTCCGTCTGGTCAGTGCCAGTAGTTGAGTCGCCGCTCTCGCGCGCAGGCTTGCCGGCCAACAGTCTTAGATGACCCTTCGCGGCAGCTTGTTTGGCCTTCTTGAGGGCGCGATACAGCTCTAGCAACTCGGCCTCGTCTGCGTCCACCCGCTGTAGCCAAGATTCTCGGACCGGCTGAACCGGCGGCGTTATAACGGCCTCTTTGGCTTTGCTGATGCCGATCCTAGAAGGATGTCCGATGCCCTCGTTCAACCAATCAAACGAGACATTGCAGGCCACAGCTAGCTTGCGCAGCGTCTCACTCTCTGGGCCTCGCTTGTTCGGGCCCTTGAGAATCCGGTTGATGGTCGGCTGAGGTACGCCGGATGCGCGCGCCAGGCCGCTCTGCGAGAAGCCGGCCTTTGTCATCGCTTCGTCAAGCCTAGTTGACACAGTTGATAGGTTCATAAGCTGATTATCCGCGCGCGTATATGGTCGCAGCAAATTTCTATTCGTTCGCCTATTGACACGCCTATCCATTCGCGTATAGGATCGATGTATGGACAAAGACATTCCGACCCTCCTTAGGGAAATCAGTGATGAGTCTGGTTGGAGCCAAGCCAGGATCGCTAACGCGCTTGGCACCACACAACCAACCGTAAACCGAATCCTGCGCGGTCAACCCGACTGCAAGGCAAGCACTCTGCTTGCGATCAAGTCGCTACACAAAACGCTTATGCGAAGACGTCGCAAGAGGCCGGACGCAACCCCGAAGCAGCACTAGCAGCACCGCAGTTCCCGAAGTCCTGTAGCACGGTTCATAGGATCAGCACCCGCAGTCCGCAGTAGCAGTCACCCATCCTTGTAGCACCGCTTGATAGGAGTAGTGATGAAGAACCCGAGGACCTTTGTTGTAAAGGCCCTGTTCAACGCCGACGAGCTCATGGCGCTGAATGAGGCGTGTGTCAATGCAGATGTTCCGCATAGCAGGCTCCTGCGCGATCTGGCGATGAGTTGGATAAAGCAGCGCCAGTTTACCGAAGCGGCGAACCAAGAGAAATGGGCAGTGAGTGGCCAGAAGTTGGCCATACCGAGCGCCCACTCGAGGGTGCATTACGGTGTCGCGCCGCTTCGCATGAGGGTTTGACGGTGCGAGATACACGTGGGTGGGCTAGACAGCGCGGAATCGAGCGCAAACGCATAAATCAAAAGGCGGCCCGCTGTGATGCGGGTCCCTCACGTCCAAACGCATCAGGGGATCTATGGAACAGGAGA